CGCTAATGCTAACGACTCTGGCTCTAGTTTCTTAATCAAAAATTTAGATGATTATGACGCTAACTATGCTGGCGGAGAAATCTTTGGCGGTGCTAACTATGTTGCTAGAACAGCAGGTGCTCACGGAAACAACTTACTTGTATCAACTTGTCCAAGTGCTACGGCTTACTCACAAACTTTATCAACAGGAAATCAAATCGCTTCAGCAGGTGCTGTAGGTGATACATCCGTTACGGTGGATGATGTTGACCTAGCAGATAACGTGATTAGTGTTGGAGATATAATCCAATTCTCATCAACTGCTGACGCAACAGATTTTGATGATGGTGAGTTTTACAGAGTAACAGCCATTAACACAGGAACAAATGTTGTAACTATTGTACAACATCCAAGAGGTTCAGGTGGTTTAAAAAGAGTGGTTGCTGACAACAGCAGAATCAAAAGAAGATGGAGATATTATGACGCCGTTGACGGCGGTGCTCCAGGAACATCAGCTTATGTGTCTGACAGATCAGGCTCAGGAGATGAAATACACGTTGTAGTCGTTGACGAAGACGGTGGTATTACAGGTGTACCAGGACAAATATTGGAAACATTTTCAAAATTATCAAAAGCGGCTGACGCTTTAACTCCACAAGGAGACTCAAACTACTTACCAACTGTGATTAGAAATCAATCTAAACACATTTATTGGGTAGACTGGCCAACGGCTGGTACCAACTGGGGTTCAAACGCAGCTTCAACTACATTTACATCAATTACAACTAACACACTAGCTTCACTTTCAGGTGGTGCTGATGGTTCAACGGTTACAGATGGACAACTTCAGGACGCTTATGAGAAGTTCCAAGACTCTGAAACGGTTGATGTTGGTTTAATTATTGCTGGTCCAAGTGGTTCAACAGCACACATTGACAATCTAATTACTATTGCTGAAAATAGAAAAGATTGTGTTGTGTTTGCTTCACCACAAAGAGCAGACGTTGTAGGTGTAACTAACTCAAATACACAAGCAAGTAACGTAATTGACTTCTTTGACAACATTAGATCATCTTCATATGTTGTTTTTGACTCAGGTTATAAACAAATGTATGACAGATTTAATGACGTTTACAGATTTGTGCCTTTAAATGGAGACATTGCTGGTCTAGCGGCTAGAACGGATTTGATAGCAGATCCTTTCTTTTCACCTGCTGGATTTAACAGAGGTGTTGTAAGAGGTGCCGTTAAATTGGCCTTCAATCCAAATAAAACACAAAGAGATGACTTATATCAAGCAAGAGTAAATCCTGTGACAACATTCCCAGGACAAGGTACGGTTTTATTCGGTGACAAAACTGGATTAACTTCACCTTCAGCGTTTGATAGAATCAATGTAAGAAGATTGTTTATTACACTAGAGAAGGCAATCTCAACTGCTTCTAAATTTCAATTGTTTGAGTTCAATGATGAGTTTACTAGAGCAAACTTTAGAAATATCATTGAGCCATTCTTACGAGAAATACAAGGCAGACGAGGTATTACTGACTTCCTAGTTGTTTGTGACGAAACTAACAATACAGGTGATGTAATTGATAGAAATGAATTTGTAGCAGAAATTTTTGTAAAACCTGCTAGAAGTATCAACTTTATCACATTATCATTTGTAGCAACCAGAACAGGAGTGGCCTTTGAAGAGGTCGCTGGCTAATAGTAGAGAGGAATAAAATATGCCAAATATTAATGACTTCAAAGCTAAACTTGCTGGCGGCGGCGCAAGAGCCAATCAGTTTAAGGTAGTAATGCCTTTTCCTGGTTACGCACAAGTTGGTGGCGAAATAGAAGAGCTAGCTTTCTTATGTAGAGCAACACAATTACCTGATATGACTATCGGTGTTGTGAATGTGCCTTTTAGAGGTAGAAACATAAAGATTGCTGGTGATAGAACAATCGGCGAGTGGCCAATTACTTGTTACAATGATACAAACTTTAAGTTAAGAAATGCTTTTGAAAGATGGCAAAACGGTATCAACAATATGTCTGATAACGAAGGCTTAACTAATCCAGTTGACTATCAAGTGGATGCGTTTGTAGATCATTTAGACAGAAATGGTAATACAGTTAAATCGTACACGCTAAGGGGAGTTTTCCCTACGGTGGTGGCACCAATTGAATTGACTTATGATGAACAAACGGCAATTGAACAGTTTGATGTAACTTTCAATTACCAATACTTTGAAAGTAATACAACTACTTAATTCATACGAGGGTGGCCTGGTTTCCAGGCCATCTTCCTAAAACTAATATAAGTAGTAGTATAGGAGATATAAAATGGCTGAATTATTTGGATTTAGTATTACAAGGGCAAAAAAACAAGCCGATCCAAAACAAAGCTTTACTACAACTCAAGCAGATGATGGTACACAAACTATCGCTGCTGGTGGTTACTTTGGTCAGTACCTTGATATGGAAGGTACGGCAAAGAGTGAGGCGGATCTAATACGTAGATATAGAGAAATAGCTTTACACCCCGAATGTGATATGGCAATAGAGGATATTGTCAATGAGGCTGTTGTAGCTAATGAATTAAAAGACGCTGTAAGAGTAAATGTAGATAATTTGCCTTATGGTAAAGATGTTAGAAGAAAAATAGAAGACGAATTTGAAGTAGTATTAAGATTATTAAATTTTAATACAAAAGGCCACGACATTTTTAGAAGATGGTATGTAGATGGCCGTATTTACTATCATAAAATTATTGATAGAAATGCCACAACAAAAGGCATAACAGAATTAAAATATATTGATCCTCGTAAAGTTAAAAAAATAAGAGAGATCAGAAAGAAAAGACCTGAAGGCGCTGGCCCTAATATGTTGGCCGTTGTAGATGAATATGTTGAATATTATCTTTACAATGAAAAAGGTGTATCAGGCACAACAACTGGTACAGGTATTAAAATAGCACCTGACACAATCGCATTTTGTCCGTCAGGCCTTATAGATCAAAACAAAAATATTGTTTTATCTTATTTACATAAGGCAATTAAACCTGTAAATCAGTTAAGAATGATTGAAGACGCAACGGTAATTTACAGAATTGCTAGAGCGCCTGAAAGAAGAATATTTAAAATTGATGTTGGTAATTTACCAAAAGTAAAGGCTGAACAATATCTACGAGACGTTATGGCAAGATACAGAAACAAACTTGTTTATGACGCTTCAACTGGTGAAATCAGAGACGATAGAAACTATATGTCTATGTTGGAAGATTTCTGGTTACCAAGTAGAGAAGGTGGTAGAGGTACAGATATTTCTACTTTACCAGGTGGCCAAAATTTAGGTGAGATTGCTGATATAGAATACTTTAGAAGTAAACTATACAGATCACTAAACGTGCCAGCAAGTAGATTAGAAAGCACAACAGGATTTAATTTAGGTAGAGCTTCAGAGATAACTAGAGACGAATTAAAATTTACTAAATTTGTTCAAAGATTAAGAAAGAAGTTTACTGAATTATTTAATGACCTTTTAAGAACACAATTAATTCTTAAAGGTATTATAAATGAAGACGATTGGTCAAATGTAAGAGATAGTATAATGTATGATTTCTTACAAGATGGTCATTTTGCTGAATTAAAAAATACAGAAATGGCTAGAGAAAGACTACAATTAGCAAATGAGATGAGAGATTACATAGGTAAATTCTACTCATTACAATATGTTAGAAAAAATGTATTGAAACAAAACGAAAAAGAAATAGAGGAAATGGACAACCAGATCAAGCAAGAAATTGAAGATGGATTAATTGATAGTCCTACCTCACAAACTTCCGATATGGAATAAGGAGTAAATAATGGCAGACGTAAATGATAATACAAAAAACTTTATAGACCACTTATCACAAGGTAAAAATGATGAGGCTGGTGAAGCGTTTAAAGCCGCTTTAAGAGATAAAGTAGCAGACCAGTTAGATATGGCAAGAAAAGATATTGCTGGTAATATGTTTAAAACACCAGTTGAAGCAGAAGCTCATAGTGATCCTAAACCAGAGATTGCTGATCCAGGAGTTTTTAATGCTGATGGTTCAGTTTCGCCAACACCAACTGACGCACAAGCAAAAGATGGTAAGGCAGAATTAGACTTAACACCAAACGCTGAGGTT